AAGCACGCAAGGCTGGTATATTTCTACCGAACCTACAATCGTGCAATTTCTGTGGACTCACAGCACATTGCCAATTCACAAAGGAAAAGAAATGACAACAGAAAACTGGAAGTTACAGGTATCAGTTAAGTCACCCAATGGAGACTTGATTAACATTCGTGCCAACACAGCAGATGAACTTAGCGTAATGCTTGAAGGCATTGCAGACTACTCACATCAGATTGCTGCTACATCTAAGGCGGTTGCTGCTGCATACACAGTGCTCCCTTTAGCGACTGGCGGTTCAACTCAAGACACCGCGCAGCAGCCATCCTTCGTGCCAACCCAGGCTCCAACTCAGTCCGTTGGGGTGGGCGGGATGTCTACACCGACTTGCGTACACGGAGCACGCATCTTCCGTCAAGGAGTCAGCAAGACGAATGGGAAGCCTTACGCATTCTGGGCTTGTCCAACACCGCAGGGAACACCAGACCAGTGCAAGCCCGTCAACTAATACAGGACGAGATGCTATAAGAATTGGTGGAGGGGTAGTCAGACGGGGAAGATGATTACCCCTCTTCCAACTTAAGACAGGAGACGCAATGAGAACTTTAGTAAGAAGCGTAGGACGACAGGACATTGGCGGTGAACCGCTACCAAGTTGCTTCAAAACATTTGATAACAATAAGATTATATTTCGTAGGTCAGAAGTATCTATGCTCGCAGGTACACCTGGTGTAGGTAAGTCAACACTTGCTATCGCACTAGCGCTGAAGATGAAGGTGCCTTGCCTGTACATCTCAGCAGATACCAATGCACACACTATGGCTATGCGCCTTGCCTCAATGATATCTGGTAAGAACCAGACAGATGTTGAGAACCTAATGAATGCTGACCCTGGTTGGACAAAGGCTGTGCTACAAAAGAGCAACCACATTGTCTGGTCATTTGAATCCTCACCCACCTTGCAAGATATAGATGAAGAAGTCCAAGCATTTGAAGAACTCTGGGGTTGCCCACCTGTTGCCATCTTTGTAGATAACTTGATGGACATAGCCACTGATGGTGGCGAAGAGTTTGCTTCAATGCGTGCGATTATGAAGGAGTTGAAATACCTTGCTCGTGCAACTAACACTGCTATTATTATTTTACACCACACTTCTGAGGCTGTTATGGGTAACCCTTGCCAACCTCGTTCTGCCCTCCAAGGTAAGGTGGCACAACTTCCTGCACTTATCTGCACTCTTGGTGTTGTCGGTACTTCTATGGCTGTCGCTCCTGTAAAGAATAGATATGGGCGTGCCGATGCCAACGCTAACCTCACTTGTTGGCTATCATTTAACCCTGAGTATATGTACATCGAAGACATACCAGAGAATGGATAAGAGATGCTAAGAGAAGAAGAAGACGACATCACACAAGAGATGCGTCAATTAGTAATGGCTAAGGTAGCAGAAGAGATTGCCTCATTCATTATAAAGATTGAAGAAGCCAAGCCACCTGTCACTGATGAGTGGACGGAAGGCGTTGGTGTTGGTATGAACTGGGCTATCCGCATCTTGCGTAAGGATAAGAGTGCATACTGAGTGGCATCACAATCGCGTAAACATAGAGGATACCGCAGTCAAAAAGTATTGGCGAACTATCTCGCAGAGAACGGGTTTCCGTTTGCTGAGAGCACAGGTGCTGGTCGTAGTGGTACTGACATTACTGGCACTATCGGTATCGACTGGGAAGTAAAGGCAAGAACAGGATTTAATCCCGCTGCTGCTATCGCACAGTTGAAGGAAAGAGATAAAGGATTGCTTGGCCTAGTAGTCTTAAGACTTAATGGTCAAGGTGAGAAGTCAGTAGACGATTGGGTTTGCTTACTTAGACTGGAGGATGCAGTGAAACTATTAAGGGATGCAGGATATGGTGATAAAAATTGACAGTGACTTGCCAAACATCGCAGATGTCCTCACACACTATGGTGCAAACATACGACAAAGACACGGGCAAGTCAACCTTAAGTGTCCGTTCCATTCAGATACGCACCAGTCTGGTTCAGCCAACCTCGACAAGAATATCTTTATATGCTTTGCCTGTGGGGTTCAAGGTAACTCGCTCCAAATTATTTCGTCAAGAGAAGGAGTAAACATACGTGAAGCAAAGCGCATTGCAGAAGGAATTACTGGGCAAAGCAGCGAACAAGTACGCGGGAAGCATCTCTCTGGCTCAAGACTACCTAGCAAGCAGGGGAATACCTCTGGAGGTAGCACGTCTGGCATCATTCGGCGTAGTCGCGGAGCCTGAAGTTGGACACGAAGCAATGGTTGGCAGGTTATCAATCCCTTACATCACTAAGACTGGTGTTGTTGACTTGCGATTTCGTGCACTTAACCCTGCCGTTGAGCCTAAGTATATGGGGTTAACTGGAGCAGAGACAAAGATGTACAACGTACTAGATGTTGAACGTGCAGGTGATTACATTGGTGTATGTGAGGGAGAGATAGATACGCTTACCCTTTCATCTGTCATTGGCATCCCTTGTGTTGGTGTACCTGGTGCTAACAGTTGGAAGAAACATTACACACGTTTGCTTGCAGACTTTGAAAGAGTCTTTGTCTTTGCAGATGGTGACCAACCAGGCACAGAGTTCGCACGTAGCCTAGCCCGTGAACTGCCAGTTACTATCATTCAGTTACCTGATGGGTACGATGTCAACTCTATGTTCGTGCAAGAAGGTGCTGACTACTTCCATCAGAAGATGGATATGAAGAATGGACTTTGACGAACTCGAACCACCTGAGTCTTACTGCCACGAATGCAAGACACAGTTTGAGAATTCATTTGAGTTGATAGACCATACGTTGGAAGATGATGAAGAGTTCAACCCGTACTACGTACTACCCAATGGATTCAAGTTGTTACTTGGTTCATTGCTAAGGTTTATGTACTACCACAAGGATGAACCAGAGAAGATTGCGTTGATTACTCAGTCAACATACGTAACTCTATTTGCATCAGAGATGGGTTACGATATGGTTGACGAATTGGTTGAGGATATGGTAGTGAAGACAGAGTTGCAGAACTTTGATGAAGAACTAAAGAAACTATTGACAAAGGATGACGATGGAGAAGGCGGAGCGTGAAGAGATATGGCAGATTATAACCCATCTGGCAGAACAAGGATTGAACGTACAGTCATACAGCGTGGAGGGCCAGTTCCTCAAGGTAACACTATCAGTTCCACTTTTGAGCAAGACGTAAGAGATACGATGAAGGAACTCGGTGACCTGCTGATAAGCAAGCATCGTGACTATGGCCCAAAGAATATCTCTGACTCACCAGGCGGTGCGCTCAATGGATTACGTGTACGAATGCACGATAAGACAGCACGCATCAACAACTTGATTGACAATGGCACTGACGCACAACACGAACCACTGGAGGACTCCTTCAAAGACCTAGCAAACTATGGTATAATTGCACTGTTAGTTCTACGAGGAAAGTGGGATAAGTAATGGCATCTAAGTCATCATTTG